ATAGGGGCGCTTTTTTTGCAGTAGTTTTGTTTTTAGGGTACCCCCACCCATGGCTGATAAAAAGAAGATTCTTGCCGCAATTCGCAAGGCTCAGGAAAGCCTGAACCGCAAACCGTGGGTGGTTGAGACGCTCGACGAGGTCGCCGAGTTCTTCGGTCGGCAACGCGACACAATCAAGGACTGGCGGAAGAAGGGGATGCCGGGCAAGGCCGGCGAATGGGACCTGCAGGCGATCGTCCCGTGGCAGCAAGAGAACGTCGGCAGCTCCGGCCGCGGCGACACCGACGACAAGAGCCGGGCCGAGGCCGAGCGCCGGAAGGCGTGGGCTGAGGCAGCGAAACGGGAATTAGACCTGAAGGTGGCAACCGGCGAGTTCGCGTCGGTCGACGAAATGATCCGGCTCATCCGCCGCGCCGACACCCACGCGATCAGCCTCTGGCAGCAGACTCCGGACCGGTTACTCGGATTACTCCCTGCCAAAACCAGCGGACGCGACAAACGACGCTTCCGCAAGGAGGCCGAGAAGATCGTCGCCGACGTGATCGAGTCGCAGCGGCAAGGCCTCATTGACCTCCGCGAGGAATATGAACGCTCTGACGAAGGCAATCCAAGCGAGGATCGACGCCCGGACGCATCAGCAGCGCCCACCGCTGCCTGACTGGGCGAAGGCCGAAATCCGATTCTCGGGGAAGACGAGCGCGAACCCGCGTTTCGACGCCGAGGAGTATCCCTACGTCGTCGAGATCCTGGAATCGGCCGAGGACCCCGAGACCGAAGAGCTGACAATCACCGGCTCAACGCAATGGGGCAAGACCAAGATCCTCGAAGTGGTCCTCGGCGGCATGGCCGCGTTGCACCCGGCGCCGGCGATGATGGTCACGCCCGACCAGAAGACCACCCGCCAGGTCCGCGATCGCTTCTACGGCACGGCGGACGCCTCGCCGGCGTTGCATCGCATGTTGCCGCCCGCCCATCGTCGCAATGATCGATACATCGACTTCGGCAATTCGCTCTGCCACCTCGCCTACAGCGGATCGACGCAGACGCTCAGCTCCGAGTCGTGTCGCGTTATCCTGGTGACCGAACTCGACCGCTGCCGAAAGAACCTCCACGAGGGATCTCTCGAAAAGCTCGTTGCCGAGCGCGTCAAGAACTGGCCCAACTATTTGCTCCTGTTCGAGGGGACGCCGACCGACGAGACCTCGGCGATCGTCAAGAAATACGATGCCAGCGATCGCCGGCGGTATCTTGTGCCGTGTCCCCATTGCGGCCGGTACCAGGAGCTGCGGTTCTTCGTCCACAAGGGGGGCAAGTACGCGGGCAAGGGTGGCCTGGCCGGACTGCAGAACGCCGACGGCGAGTGGCTCCCCGCCGACAAGGTCCGCGACTCGGCCTACTATCTGTGCGAGAACGGCTGCCGGATCGAGTCGATCGACAAGTCGGAGATGGTCGACAAGGGTGTCTGGTGCCCGGCGGGCCAGACCGTCGACAAAAACGGCAAGCTCCGCGGCAAGCCGCTCCGATCGCCACACAAAAAAGGTTACTACCTCAACTCCCTGTACCCCAAAAAAATCTCCTTCGGCCGAGCGGCCGAGGAGATGGCATCCTCCCGCGGCGATCCCGCGGCGTGGCAATCGTTCTTGAATAACTGGGTCGGCATCAAGTACACCCCGCAAACCAAGACGCCGGCGTGGACCACGTTGGGCAAGCGACTGCGCGCCCACCACCGCCGGGGCGTCGTGGCGGCCCGGGCCTTCTTCGTTACGGTCGGTGCCGACGTCCAAGAAGAATCGGTCTACTGGATTGCCCGCGCGTGGGGCGAGGGCGCGACGTCGTGGCTCGTCGATTGGGGGTGCTTCCACAAACAGGTGGACTCCCAGGGCGCGACTCGCCCCGATAGCCACCTGACTCAACTCGACCCGATCATCCGCCGCGCGTGGCCGGTCGCCGGCGTCAACCCGGTCCAGCAGACAACGCTCAACACGGTCCGGGTCGGCATCGACACCGGCCACAAGCCGCTGCTCGTTCACAACTTCGTCCGGACCTACAACAGCGACCGAGTGATCTGCATCGCCGGCGACGCCTCGCCGGTCGCCGGCGTGCCCTACAGTTTTTCGGTGGTCGAGAAGAACCTCCGCACCGGCAAGGTCTACCCCGGCGGGATGCGCCGCTGGGCCGTCAATACGGATTTATTCAAGACGGACATCCAGGATCGCTGGTCGATCGGCCGCGACGAGCCGGGCGCGTGGCTGATTCCCGACGTCTCGCTCGACGAGGCGAGCGACTATCTGAAACAGGTGGCCAACGAGGGGAAGCTCCCGGTGATCGGCCGCGACGGCCGCACCAAGATGCGATGGATTCTGATCCAGCCTGGCGTCGGCAATCACTACTTTGACTGCGAGGTTTATGCCCGGGCCCAGGCCGACATGGTCGTCGGCGGCAACTGGTCCGATCTCGCGGCCCGCTTCACTCCGCCGCCGCCTCGGCAGGCCAAGGAGAAGGAGCGTTTCATTCCAAAAAAGAGAGGGGGTGGCAGTTGGATCAACCGCTAGCTATTTCGCACGAAATGCCCGTCCGCGGACGCCAGTCCGCACCGCCGCCGATCTGCCCGAACTGTGGCCGGCCGTGTCAGGCCTACAACTCGCGGCCCACCCATACCTACTACAAGTGCAAGACGCCCGGCTGCGAATTTACCGAGAAACGGGCCCGACCGCTCATTTTGTCGGAGCAAAATACCAACGTTGGTACGGACCTCTCGACGCCCGGCCCCCCTCAACCGTAGGAGGATCGATGGCCACCTACACCGACCAGCAGATGCTCGACTCGATCCGCGAGGCAATCGTCAAGGTTGCCGAGTCGGGCCAATCCTACCGACTCGCCTCCGGCGCCCAAGTCACCCGCGCCGATCTGACCCGGCTTGAGGCGATGGAGCAGACCTACCAGGACCGCGTCAACGACGCCGCCAACGGCACGACGATCTCCCTGGCCCGCCTCGGCAAGACCTCGTAAACCCCTCGGCCCCCCCATGGCAAAACGCCACCCCTTCCGCCGCGCCCTACGCGGCATCGCCACGGCGATCGACCGGGCTGCCTTCTGGACGGCTCCCCGGGCGTACACGTATCGCGCCCGCCTCAAGATGGGGCTCGACCTGCAGCGGCGTATGTTCCGGAACGCCACACACGAGGGCGCGGGGACCGACCGGGCGTCGGGGGCTAACTGGCTGACTAGCAATCTCTCGCCTGATTCGATCTGGGATGACGACGCCGAAACGACCCGCGAGCGGTGCGACGAACTCTACCGCGACAACCCGATGGCCAAAGGGTTCGTCGAGGGCCGCGTGATGAATATCATCGGCACGGGCCTGCATTGCCAGAGCCGGATCCGCGACGACGATGACGCCGGCATCGATCTCGGGCGTGCTCGCGATCTCCGCCGGCAGCTCGAACGGCTCTGGCGGCAGTGGCAGCGTCGGGCCGACACGTCCGGCCGCAAGAGTCTCAATCGGCTGCAACGTCTCGCCGAGCGAACCTACTCGCGCAAGGGCGAGGTCCTGATCGTCTTCAGCGACAAGCCGCAGCCCGGCAAGCCGGTACCGCTGGCCGTCGAGATTATCGGGCCCGAGCGCCTCGAAACGCCGCCGGACAAGGCCGGCGACCCGAAGATCCGCTTCGGGATCGAACGCGACGGCGACGGCGACCCGATCTACTACTACATCCGCAACACCCACCCGGGCGACACGGAAGAGTGCGACGAGACCTACGAGCGGGTGCCTGCCGAGCGGGTGCGGCACTACTACGAGGAGCTGGAGCCTGGCCAGTCCCGCGGCTTTCCGCTGATGCACTCGGCGATGAACCCGCTGAAGCGGCTCGGGAAGCTCGACGAGGCCGTCAACGTCAAGAAACACGTCGAGGCGTGCTTGGCCCTGTTCATTGCCACGACGGGCAACCCCGACTCGATCGCGTCGGCGTCGGCCACGACGACCAACAGCGACGGCAACTACGTCGAGGAGCTGGAGCCTGGGGCCATTATCCGAGGCCGGGCCGGCGACGGCGAGCCGAAGGTGATCGACCCGAGCAGCGGCGGCGCGAACGATTATGAGGTGCTCGTCAACCACACCAAACACAACATCGCCTCCGGGCTTGGCTACCCCTACGAGCTGTTGACCAGGAGCTATGCCAAGACCAGCTATGCCGGCGGTCGGCTCTCGCTGATCGACGGCCGCGTCAGTTTCCGGTCGGGACAGCAGGACCACCAAGAGGTGTGGCTGTTCGATCTGTGGGACCGATTCGTCGCCGAGTGTGTCCTGGCCGGCCTGGTCGAAATCACGGCGCTCGAATATGCCCACCACCCGGATCTCTTTGGCGCGTGTGCCTGGACCCCGAGCGGCTGGCCGTGGGTCGATCCGCTCAAGGAGGTGATGTCCGAGTTGAAGGCCATGGCCGGCAAACTCGCCAGCCGCAGCGGCTTGCTGTCGGGCCGCGGCCTCGACGACGAGGAGATCCAGGAGGAGCTGCTGCAGGAGGCCATGCGCGACGCGGAGAACGCCGAGCGGCTACGCAAGTACCGCGAGGAGACCCTCGGCATCAAGGCCCCCGAGCCGGACAAACAGGCCGACGCGACCGCTCAGCTCGCCAACATTGCGGCGATGCTTCGCAGCCTGGAACCGCTCGCCGCCACGATGGCCGCGGCGGCCGAACAACAAGAACTTCAGGAGGCACTGCAAGATGGCGACGAGTAAACGCTACCGGTTCCGAGCCCAGAAAACCAAGGACACCCTGAAGCTCTATTTCTACGACGTGATCGGCTACTACGGCATCACGGCGCAGATGGTGGCCGACAAGCTCGACGAACACCCAAACGCCGAGACCATTCAGGTCTTTATCAACTCCCGCGGCGGTTCGATCTTCGAGGGGTTCGCGATCTACAACAACCTTCGCCGCCACGGCGCGACGATCGAGGTTTTCATCGACGGCCTCGCCGCATCGGCCGCGGCGTTTATTGCCATGGCCGGCGACGAGCGCGTCATCGCCGAGAATGGATTCGTCATGATCCACAACGGCATGGGCGAGGTCTGGGGCAACAAGGCCGAAATGCTCAAGATGGCCGACCTCCTCGACAAGCTCGACGGTCAGATCGCGCAGATCTTCACCACCCGAACAGGCCTAACGAAGCCCCAGGTGGTCACCTGGATGGACGAGGAGACTTGGTTCACCGCCGACGAAGCTCTCGCAAACGGGTTTGTCGATCGCATCGCCGAGAAGGAGGAGAACGACCAGGCCAGCAACCGGGCCGAGGGTCGGCTGTTCGACTTGAGCATGTTCAATCACGTTCCCTCGGAGGTCCCGAGGGCCGAAGAAAACGAGTCCGTTTTTGGTCGAGCGTGGGAGTCGCTCCTGCCCGACCAGTTTTTCAATACCGTTTCACAAGGAGCACCCGCCATGGGTAAAGACGCCACCGACAAGAAGACTCCGCCCGCCGCGACTCCCGACACGCAGGACACCGCGCCCGCCGACGCCGTCGACACGGTCGACAAGATCGAGCTGACGCAGGCCGATCTCGACGCGAAGCTCGACGAGGCCCGGGCCGAAGCACTGGCCGAGGCCAAGGCCAACGGCGGCGATCCGCCCGAAGAGCCCAAGCCGTTGACCGACGCCGACGTCCGCCAGCTCGTCAACCAGGCCAAGGCCGATAGCCGGGAGATCATCGCGCTCTACAACGCCGCCCACCTCACGCCCGAGCAGCAAAAGGCCCTGCCTCTGACCGACCTGGTCGACGGGCCGGTCGACGACGCCCGGACGCTGCTGCTGAAGGTGGTTTGCCTCGATCGCCAGCCGGTCGGCGACGGCGGCGGCAGCGATCCGAACGACGAGGACACCACGCCGAGCCCCGAGGACCGCTACCGGGCCGAGTTCAAGGCGGGCGGCGGTGAACACGTCCTCGGTTGCACCGAAGAGGAGTACATCGCCAGCCGCAAGGCCGACGACAACGGCGGCATCGTCGAGTAACCGCCACCGCGCCACCGCAATTCCGGGGCAGCTCACCCGTAACAGAACTTCCATACAGGAGATTATAGACCCATGTCCGTATCAGCCAATCAAACCGTCCGGGCCCAAGGCGCGGGCAGCCGGCGGGCCTTGCCGGTCGATGCCGGTATTACTCTCTACCAGGCCACGCTCGCCTTCATCGAACGGACGTCCGGAGCCAGCGAAGGGTACGGCACGTCGACGCCAGACTCCGGCAACAACAATTTCGCCGGCGTCGTCGTCGAGGAGTGCGACAACTCCGGCGGCTCCGCCGGCGACGAGACCGCCGAGGTCTTCACCGAGGGCGGGTTCGTCCTCGAGGGATCCGGCTTCAGTCAGGACATCGTGGGCGACACCGCCTACGCGAGCGACAACTACACGGTCACTCCGTCGAGCAGCAACACGACGAAGATCGGCCGGTTCTCCGAGTATATCTCGGCGACCAAGATGCGCGTCGACATCGACGTGCTGCCGTAACGAAAAACCGAGCCGGGAGCTGCTGACTCCCGACCCGGCCCAAACCCCGGCGGTCTGCCGAAGCCTGTCACACGGTACGGCCATTCTAACAGACCGCCTCCAACCTGAAAACCAAATTTGGAGGCATACCCATGTCCCTCGATTCTGCGTCCGCGGTTGCGAAACTCCGCAGCCTCACGGTCAAGTTCGACAACGGCGTCAAGTCGGTCCAGCCGTTCTATCCCGCCCTCTGCACCGACGTCCCGTCGGACGGGGCCGACGAGGAGTACGGGCTCCTGGGCAACGTCCCGCAGGTCCGCGAGTGGATCGGCGACCGCGACTTCAAGGAGCTGCGCGGCGCCAAGTGGACCATCGAAAACAAGCTCTGGGAGCAATCACTCGCGATCGCGAAGACCCGCATTCGCGACGATCGGCTTGGCCTCTACTCGCCGATGCTGGCCGAGTTGGGCAAGCGGGCCGTCAAGTACCCCGACACCCTGTTGTTCAACCTCATCAATGCCGCCGAGTCGACCGCCTGCTTCGACGGGCAGTTCTTTTTCGACACGGACCACTCGTGGGGCGACAGCGACGCCCAGTCCAATGACCTGACCTACGACGCCACCGACCACACGTCGGTCACTGTGGCCGAGTTCAAGGCGGCGTACAACGCCGCGGTCAAGGCCCTGATGGAGTTCAAGGATGACCAGGGCGAGTACATCAACGACGACATCTGGGACGAGAGTCTCCAGTTGGTCATCGTCTGCAACCACACGCTGTTGCAGACCGCCCACGATGCGCTGACGGTGAGCCTCAATTCCACCGGCGGCGAGAACAAGGTCATCACCCAGCGGCCGAAGATCATCACCTCGGCCCGCTACAGCTCGACCGTCAAGTTCGACATCTACAAGGTCGACAGTCCGCTCCGCCCGTTCATCTTCCAGAAGCGCGAGCCGCTTTCGCGACAGATGAAGGGCCAGAACGACATCGAGAACAAGGACGTCAAGTTCATGACCGAGGCCCGCTACAACGTCGGATACGGCGTCTGGTGGACCGGCGTCCGAACGACGTTCAACTAGTCAACCCACTGAAGGCCGACACTTCCTCCCCTTCCCCGGGGTCGCGCGGGCCGGGTCTCCGGCCTTCGGCCTGGTCCGCGCATTATCACATTCAAGGGAGACCGACCCAATGTTGCTGCGACTGAACCGCAACCACCCGACCGGCAAGTTCCACCGCATCGTCCGCGACAAGACGGGCAAACCCAAGAAGACCCTGTCCTTCTCGGTCGACGATGCCCCAGTCGACCTGGCCAAAGCGGACCTGGCGGCCGTCAAAGCGGACATCGAAAAGGGAGTCCTCATCGAGGTCGACGAGCGCGGCAAGGCGGTACCGCCGCCCGAGGAGTTGTCCGAGTACCAGAAGGGCTACGCCGACGGCTACGACGCCGGCCTGGCCGAAGCATCCTCCTCCGATCCGGAAGAACCACATGACACTCAAGA